AACGCTGTATCATAACTCTGCATGATGTAGCTGACGGGAGGTATGGAATCCTTTTCCCACGTGTTCCACCATTCCTTCTTGATGATGGCTCCTTCTTCTGCTGTAGGATTCTGTTGCCACTGTGCATTCCACTTGCCCAAGGACAGTGAAGCCTTGACCCTTAACAGTTCATCCTTTTTCCAGAACTCTGGCCACAGCACATTGTCACTCGGAAGTATGGCGGGAAACTCCACAATATCCCACTGGTCGGACATTACGTCCGAAGCCTGTGCCTTGATCAGCTTGCCCGTCAAATCTTTCAACGACCACCGCGTCATGACCACCACAATGGAACCGCCAGGCTGGAGTCTCTGACGAGGACCTGACGTATACCACTCATACGCATTTTCCATTGCTGTCTCGGACAACGCATCCTGTTCCGAGTGCGGGTCATCAATGATCAGCAGATCCGCACCACGGCCAGTGATGGCACCACCCACACCCGCAGCAAAGTATTCACCCCCCTGGCCCGTTTCCCAACGACCCGCAGCTTTTGAATCAGCACGCAAATCTACATCGGGAAAAATTTCCTTATAGATATCCAGTTCCATAAGGTTCCTGACCTTACGGCCAAACCTTACCGCCAGTTCTGCGGTATGCGTTGTCTGGATGATCTTGAGTTCAGGATTCTTGCCAATCAACCATGCGGGTAGCATGTAACTCGCAAACTCAGACTTGGTATGTCGAGGGGGCATGTTGACAATGATCCGTGAACCGGGGTTCACCGCCAACTTTTCAAACTGCTTTGCTACCTGCTTGTGATGGTTCCCTTCAATAAAACCATCATACACATGCTTCACAAACACCATGAAGTCATCTTGCGCCCTTTCTCGAACCGACAAAGTACGCTTGGCCTGCTCTAAAGCCAGTATCTCCCTAACTACCTCATCAGGCGCATTTAGCACGTTTCCACTCCAGATACTCCGCTGCCTCCTGTACATTTGCAAAGCACACAAGAAACGCGGTTTCAGATGTGGCAAGTGGATCCACCACTGCCGTTATTGTTTCTCCATATTTTTGCTGACCATGCCCTAAACGATCCGCATAGTCATCATCTGTTTTATAACCTTTTGCCCTCGCCGCCCAATATACACGGTTTGTCCACTCATCCTCGGACTGTGCCAACGCCCAGTGATGCCTGTGACCAGATATATATAACGAAGCTTCCTGCGTAAACTTCGCCCTCTTAATCTGTGCATGGAGAGGGTTCCACTGACTATGACCCGGCATATCATGTGCCGCCCATACCCTAAACGGACGACCCTTGGGGAAACGAAACTCCAACCGAGCCTGCCAATCCGTGGTCAATGTGCCGGGAACCTTGAGCCACTCTATCGGATCAACGTCATTCTCCAGCCACATATCATGATTGCCCTTGATCAGCAGACACCAATCCGTTGCCGTCAACAACCATTGCACCAACTGCCACGCCTGCTTTGCAGAAGTTTCCTGAGAAGCCCACAAACGCGAAAGACGGCCTACCCAGTTGTTACTCGCATCGCCCAATGACGCGGCATACATACCCTCCGTATTATTTATAGTATCTAAATCCTCACGCAACTTTGGCCAGTTACATCCGTTATCATCCACATGAGGATCCCCCAAGAAGCTTATTGCCAAGGGACCCTCTCGATGAAACGTCACAGGTAACCACTCACGTTGCTCCAATGACCGTTGACGCTTTTCAAAACGCTTCGTTACGTGATCAACAAGATCATCAACATCCATATCAGGAGACTCTACATCTGGAACTGAAAATTCTTCCCCCCGTTCCCATGGAACCACATAACCTTCTGCTTCTGCTTTGCGAAGTCGCCTGTAATATGTTCGGGAAGTAATTTTTAAAAGTTTCAGGGTCTCTTTAACGATGGAGGGAGCGTTAGAACTTCGTGAGTCAAAATCATTAGGAGAGGGATAACCTTCGCTGTATAACTTGTTCAAAGTGTCCTTTAAATCTTTTACGGGATTCTCTGAATGCGTAACCATACTGTTTCCCCAAATTGTTAACGGAAGTATATAGTATACTAATAACATTAAAGGAAAATGACACATGGCAGATGTCATAAACATGGAACCACCGTCCAGGGGACCCGAAGAACTCGAATGTCTCCGGTGCGGAAGTAATTCTTTCTACGTGTTCCCAGATTCAGTCATTACCTGTTGTTCATGCAACTATATCATGAAGATCAATATGTTCGGAACACTGTACTTGGTTCCAGAGGATGAAGAATAGCCACGATTATTTGTTCAAAACACTTTGTTCATCTGGCGCTGAACAAAGGCGGGGCCCGCCCGACTCGGGTCGGGGGTCGATGAGGTTGCCGATTTTTTCGGCAACCTCTCGGAACCTTATTTGGAAGTGGGATACTTACCGATCCGATAGTTATTCTCATACTCCCAAAGTTTGCGTTTTAGTTCCGCGTTTTCTTCGCACAATTCGCGAATGCTCTCTTTATGTTTGCAAGCTTCATTCTCAATAAGCTTTTCTTGTTTGTCGTGATTAGTTGTGTTTGCTAGATCATCAAACAATTGTTGCAAACCTTGAAGCATTAAATTATCAATCATTGTTTTTTCCCTCCCCTAATCTTTCTGACCATTCTATAATTTTCTCAGCATACTTTTCTTTATCGGAGCTATTAGTCGCACAAAATAATTCAATTTCATAATGGCGGATCATATCTTTGATGGCTTTCTTCGCGTTAGGTTGCATTGTCTTTCTCTCTTTCTATAAGGTTTGGGCGGAGCGTTATGCTCCGCCCATGTTTCTATCTGTCCGCTATATTAAACTTTTCA